CCTAAGGGGGTGAGCTTCAAGGGGAGGCCGCCTGCGTACTACTGCGCCAAGGCAGAAAAAGTTCCAGGATTTATCTCTCTCACGCGGGGGGACTCGGGTAAATCCACCGGAAAACTCGAAACTCCTGCCCTGGAGCGGGATTTGAGTTTTCCGAAAGGTACCGGAAAAGTCCAGTTTCGGAAAAGTCCTGACCCTGGTGCGGTAGCGGATACGGCGGATGAGACGCATGAGACGCAGAACGAGCCAGGAACTTTTCCGAAAGGGGACTTTTCCGAAAGCCACCGGAAAACTCAAACACCTTGCGCCGCAAGCGATTCCGAGTTTTCCGGTGACCCCCGTGTGAATAGGGTTTTGCCCGTGGAACCGGTAACCAAGTCGACCTTGGAGGAGGCTGCCGCGTTCTGGGATTAAAAAATTAAAACGGTCCGTCTTTTTATGCTACTGTGTAGCAGCACTAAAAAAGGCCCCGGTCTGGGGCCTTCTTTGGTGTTTCCCCCGAAACACAAATTCATTATGCCTTATCCACAAAAGTTTGTGGACACTGTACGTGTTCGCATGGAGTCCGAATGGTATGACCCTGATTATGTGCAGGATCTAAATAATCTTCCTAAACAATGTTTAGAAGCTATTAAAGAAGAAAATGACTACGAAATCGCAATAAAATATCGAAAAGGTATAATGTTTGATCTGTTAAAGCAAATCTATGGTTGCAGTCACCCGGATAAAACAAAAGTAGAAATTGATCCGAAAACTGGTGAAACTAAAACAACTACACGAAAAGGAAAAACTTATTCACCCAAACCTCAGTATTATCACTTTTTTGCTTATACAGCGTACGCATTGTTGCACGGGGATATTCAAGAATTAAACTGGAGAGCACCGTATAATGGTAATATCCAAGGACAAGACGTTATGCACGCAATAAATAAATACGGAATATACGGATTAACGGAAGAACTAAGTTCTACTTTCAATAAAAAATTTTTTGTTTCAAAATTTGCAGCTTTGTATGCGCGTATGTTTAATGCCGATCCACGTTTTCAGAACTACACGGCTGAACCAATAGAGTTAAAAACCGAAATCAGAGAATCACCTTTAACTTATTGCGGCGACTGTAAAACTATACGAGTTGCCTGGGATATTAACAAAACTGCTTATACACCTGGACATCCAAAATATGCCGAACTTTTAAGTAAATTCAAAGAACAGGTGCTTAAAAGAGAATTTGAAAAAAGCACAACTGAAGATCAAGCTCGATACTTAGAGCGCCGTGGAACGCTTCTAAATTTCAACGATGAGGATATTGCCTAAATTGCCTAACCTGTTTCTGGGGCTGCTTCGGGCAGCCTCTTGGCTGCTTTGGAGGGATCCGGTGTCTAAGTCCAAGACTGAACCGAGACCGCCTAGACCGCCCAGGCGTCCCACGCTGGCGCTGACGAATGGTCCTATCCCGGACGATATTTTTGCCGTGGTGCGTACCAGCTGGTTTCGGCAGGGCCGGCCGGTCGAGGTCGACGAGTTCTCGATCATGGAGTGCGACGACGCCCACACGATTTTTCACTATGCAGTCGGGCAGGCTCTGCGCCAAGGAGCCGACGTGTCCGTCATGTCCGTCTATCCGCCTGAAGCCCTTGGAATCCCCCGCAACAAAGAGTGATCGCCGCGCCAAGGGCAAGGGGCGGAACTTTACGGTCAACATCAGGATGACCCGCGAGGAGATCGAGGCTGCCAGGAAGCTGGGCGGCGGCAACGTCTCCATGGGATTCCGCCAGGCCATCCGTTATGCCTGCTGGCGCGAAATGCGTCCCACGAGTCTCAGTACCATGCTGCGCTCAGCCGCTGTGCTCGCCGCCGAACTGGAGGCTTCGCAGCCGGGAGTGTGAAGTTTTACAACTGGCCTACTAGGCAAGTGGCTTGTTCTGTGCAAGGGTAGTGATCGAGGGGGCAGCTCGCTGCTCCATCACTTACCTACTACCAAAGGACTATGGCAACCACTACCAACCTACCCAACGGCAACCTCAGCGCCTGGTACTACGCCGTCAAGTGGGGTATCTATCACATCGAGCAGTCCATCGAGCGCAGCAAACAAGCTGGCTTCAAGGCGACCTATGACGAGCACCAGCTCCGGCAGCTCGAAGACTTGGAGCAGTTCTTGAAGATGAGCTGGGACAAGTGGATGGATGACCTCGTTGCTGGTCAGACTGAGGAGGAACCGATCTATGGAGTCTGAAATCATTGAAATCCTTGATCTTGCTTTCCTTCCCAGTGGTCGCGTGGAGTGCGAGGCCGTTGTTGACCAGATGGTCATCACGCACCAGCAAAGCTATGAAGAGCCGGCCGAGTGGGGTCCTGCTGTGTGCCGAGGCTCCTTCTACCTTTGTGAAGACGACGTAATCCCAGCGACCGATGCCGGAGTCCGACGCATGTTTAGCCAACGCATCTCGAACTGGGAGATCGTTGACGCCTCAAATTGGGAGGATGACGGCCAGGACGATTAGGAACGAACCGTCTTACGACGACTGGCACTACGGGACTGAGCCGATTCCCGGCGATAAAACCTGGGTCGCACCACAGACTGCGGCCCAGCTCATCGCTCGCCTCGTCGATGCCTTTGACGAAAGCGAGTCGATCAACCGCGAGCTGCTGGCACGCTTGGCGTTCCACGAGATCTTCAAGCTGCCTGCGGCGACATTGCTGCAAATCCACGCGCAGCATCCGCACAATGCCCACACACCCTCTGTTGGGTAGTACACTAACAACGCTTTTCTCAGCACTATGCTCACCATTCTCTCTGACACACAAGTCCGTCTTCTCTCCGACAGTATCAAGACCATCGAAGAGCAGCTCGGCGAACTCCGCTCCATCATGGAGTCGTCCCAGACTGTCAACTTCGAGGTCGCTAGTAGCAAGCCTGCTACCCCCGCCCCACGTAAGCAACGGGAGTCTCAAGTTAAGACTCGTGCGTCTCGCCGCAAGAGGGGGCACAATGCGCTGAACGCCAACCAGGTATTGGAGATCAAGCGCAGATTGGCGGCGGGTGAAGGGTCTACTGCAATTAGCAAGGACTACAAGGTGCATCTCACCACGATCAACTGCATCAAGTGGGGCAAGACATGGAAGCATGTCCAGCTCCAGCAGCCGGCAGCGTTGACGCTCCATGCATGAGCGATCTAGTGAATCAGCCCCCGCACTACACGCGGGGGCGCGTCGAGGTGATCGACGTTATTGAGGACTGGGTCGAGGCTGCGCCAGATGCTGTGGTTGGTGGCCTGCAGTGGCAGGTCATCAAGTACATCAGTCGGTTGTGGCTGAAGGAAAATGCGCTCCAGGATGCGCGGAAAGCGCGCTGGTATTTGGAGCGGCTGGTTGCCAAACTCGAATCAGAGGAGTACCGCGATGTCTGACCAGTACAAGTTTGAGATGATGCGCTTCGACGAAAGCGCAGAGATCAATACGTCGCTGTCGGTCAAGACTCGCGGCATCCTCGCCAGTGAGGTGGTATCGGTGTTTGGCGAGTTTCTGGCAGCCTGCGGGTTCCACCACCAGACCATTGCTGAAGCCTTCCACGAGATCGGAGATGAGCTGTCCCAGTTGTCAGAGTGATGATGTCTATGTCCTGGAGAGTCGGTTGCGTAGTGATGGTGTTCGGCGCCGTCGGTACAAATGCCTGACTTGCCGCGAGCGGTGGACGGCGTTTGAAGAGCCGTCCGCTCCAGGGTTTGAAATTGATAGCACTTTGCTACCAAAGCAGCCGTCTAGGCGCCAGCTCAAGATCAACGAGGTCGAAGAGGTTTTGTTGTCGACCGAGTCGTTGGCGGCGTTGGCGCGGAGATTTGGGGTGTCCTCTGAGGCGATCCGCAACATCAAGGCGAATAACAGCTACCAAGACGTCTACAAACGGCTTGTGCTTGAGGGGAAGCTCCAGGCGCAGACGGATGTGTTGTTGTGTGTGGCGTGTGCTCACTGGCGTAGTGAGCGTGGTTGCGATTTCGGTTTCCCGGATGCGGGTGATGACTTTGCTACGGATTGTTACTTGTTCCGGCGACTCTAGCCGGGCTACTGTGCTACATTACTGAAGTAGTCGCCCCACCAGGCATCATGAACGACTTTGACAAGGTTTCTACGCTGATCGCGGATTTCCAGCGACGGCTCCACGTCGTGGTTATGCGCGACGAAATGCGGCCTATGCAGGACGCGCATATTCCGATGGATTTGTTTGCTGTGATCGAGGACGAGCTTCTGCCGATCCTGGATCGTTGCATCGAGTGCATCGAATACGATCCAACGCCGCAGTATCTCTGGGATAACAGTGGCGGTGAGTCTCCTGTGTCTCAGAGTGAGACTCACGAAGTTGCGCGCGCTCAGCACGTGGAGATGCACAGCTGATGGCAAATGCACGTTTTCTTTATGGCATCGAGCATTTGCACACGATGTTCAATGCCACGACGGTGGCGTTTGACTGTGAGACGACTGGGCTCCAGCCGAAATTTGGCGGTTTGCGGTTATTGCAGTTAGCGGCATTGGATCGTGAGCCAGTCGTCATTGACTGCTGGGACATCGAAGATCACCACTGGGTTGAGTTGGAGGAGTTCTTCGCGGTCAAGCGGTATTGGCTGGCGCACAATGCGGTGTTTGACCTGGGATGGTTGCAGGAGCACGAGCTTTATCCCGAGGGGGAGGTGCTATGCACCATGCTGGCCAGCAGGATCTTGACGAACGGGCTGCCGAACGTGAAGCATGGCCTGCAGCACGTGGTCAAACGGTATCTGCAGCTCGACATCTCCAAAGAGGAGCAGAAGAGTGACTGGAGCCAGGATCTGACGCCGAGCCAGTTGGAGTATGCAGCGTATGACGTGAAGTTGTTGACCCAGTTGGATGGGCCGATCAATCAGCGGATGGCTGAGGGCAATCTGCATCGGGCGTGGTTTCTGGAGTGCAAGGCGTTGCCGGCGATGGCGCAGCTTTGGCGAACCGGCCTGCCGTTTGATCGCAGTTCACTCGAAAAGCTCCAGCAGGATTTGCAGGACGATCATGCTCGCCTTGGGGCGGAGTTTGTCGAGGCACTGGACACCGCGTTGCCGGATGATTGCAAGCTACCTCGGGACCCGGATGGCAGCCTCAACTTGAGAACAAAAGCAACAGGGTCGGTGCGGGCCGGTAACAAACTGGAGGCGGGCTTCAACCTGAACAGTCCCAAGCAGCTACTGGCGGTGTTTACGGCATTGCTTGGTAAGCAGCCCTTGGGATCTGACGGTAAGGCGAGTGCCAGCAGGGCGGCGTTGCGGGAGTATGCCGGGGACCACAAAGTTGTGGCGGATTACCTGGCGTGGAAACGGGTGGAGAAGCGGCGTCAAATGGTTGAAGCACTTCTTAAACATTTGGGCGAGAACGGGTTTATTCGTGCCAGTTACATGCAGCTTGGGGCGGATACTGGGCGCATGTCGTGTCTGACGCCGAACCTCCAGCAAATACCAAGAGATTCAAGGTTTAGGGCGTGTGTGCAGGCGCCGGCCGGGTGGAAACTGGTAGTTGCGGACTACGCCCAGATGGAGCTACGGCTGGCAGCCGCCGAGGCCGAAGATCCTCTCATGATCCAAGCGTTCCAGCAGGGCATGGACTTGCACACACTCACCGCAATGCAGATTTATGGCGTTACTAAAGATCAAGTCACCAAAGATATGCGCCAAGTTAGTAAATCTGCGAACTTCGGTTTGTTGTATGGATCGGGAGCCCGAGGATTACGAAATTATGCAGCAGGAATGGGGATACAAATGGATCTTGATGAAGCTGCAGAAATCCGAGCAAAGTTCCACGCTGCGTATAAAGGAATTAGCGGGTGGCAACGCCAAAATGCTCGATTGGCTGATGCGGCTAAGGACAATGCCGCGATCAGGATTCGCCATTCCGGGCTCAGGCGGTTTCTTCCGGGCGACCACAATTCACTGACAGTTCGATCTAACACCCCAATCCAGGGGGCTGGTGCTGCTGTACTGAAACGGACGCTTGGAAAGTTATGGCCATCGCTGAAGGCCGATGGTGAGGAAGTGGTGTGCCTCGCGGGTGTCGTTCATGACGAAGTTATTCTTCTTGTTCGTGAAGAGCACGCTGAAACCTGGGCGCTTCAGTTGACCGCCATCATGGAGGAGGCCGAGGCTGAGTGGTTGGGTGAGGTCCCCGCGTTGGCCGAGGCTAAGGTCGGCGATTCGTGGGTGGAGGCAAAGTGAGGTACGCACCAACGAATTACGTGGCGTTATTGCGTACGCCGGGCGGGTTAGTGCAGAAAGCCACGATCATGGCTGACAGCATGACCCACGCGCACCACACGATTCGGGAGTTGTGGCCGGGGTTGCGGATCGTCAGACTGACGAAGGAGGGCGATTGGTAGCAGGGTGAGTCTCATGAGTCCAACGCCGAAGACGGGCAGGGAGCTGGTGCTCCAGTGGTTGTATGACGAGATTCGGCGGGCGAAGACGGCGGATTTGCACAGGGCAGCCGCCTTTTTGGAGTGGGCGAGGGGGATTCGGGCTGGGTGTGCCAAGCAGCGGGGTGGGGCGCGGATGGCTCAGGCCAATGGCTGGCGCAAGTACGTCGATGCTCCAGCCCGATGGTAGTGCTATTGTGTAGCAGAGTAGACAGTCGGTTATGCCGCTGAAGCACGGACAGAAGTATTACTGCCAGTTGCTGGTGGATCGGCATCGTTATGCGCTGGTCGAAAAGCTGGCGGCGAAAGAAGGCAAGCGCACCACGTCGCTGATGCGGGAGATGGTATACACGATGCTGGAGCGGATGCTGCCGTCGTCGGAGTACAAGGCGGCGGAAGCAGCGGATCACGCAGCGTGGGCGGAGTCGGTGAAGCGGCGAGTGGAAGGGCGGCAGCGTTCCAGGCAATAAGAAGGAGTTGTATCGCAAGACTCATAAGACTCAGTCACAATCGTTAATAAGTCTGGGGCTTGTTGAAGGCTTGGGTTAGTGTGTGACAGTAGTTCATCGAAAAGCGATGACCAGGTTTGTGGTGTGTGCAGACAATCTGTACGTCACGGCGGTGTACGACCGTACCAGCAATGGGATTGGGTTGACGCCGAATCGGGAGGATGCTGGATCGTGGGTGACGTATGAGCGGGCTGTCGAGGCGGCGCGAATTGTCGCTGAATCTCTTGGTGCTTTTGCTAGTGTCCACAGCGTTACTGAGCCCCACTACCCAAAAAGTTGGGCGCTCGCCGCAGACTGATATGACCCCTCAAGAGCAGTATTTCGAGTTGTTGGTGTGGTTGCCGGGGCAGGGGCCGATGCGGGACTTAGTAAAAGCCCGGTCGCTCCAGGATGCAATTCACTGGGCTAAGTTTCGATACAAAGGGTCTCGGATTGAGGTGCCCGAGCCGGCAGCCAAGGTTGAGCTGGCGCGGTCTCACACCAGTCCGGGGCTACTTAAAAAACGTCACCTGCAGAGGCAGAAAGCTGATGACTGATAGCGTTGACACCCTGCGCCGTGTTGCTGTGCAGGATGTGATCCGGCAGCAAACGCGCCAGGATGAGCTGGAGCGGATGTACGTCGAAGATGGGCGGGATCAGCCGTCCCACCCGATGTACATGCTGTACAGCGGGCTGGCTCAGTCGCGGTCGTAGCCGCAGATGTCGGATAGGTTGTCGGCGGCTTCGTGGATGGCCCAGCTCACCTTGGTGCGCTCCATGTGGTAAAGCGTGTTGAGGAGAAGGGCGGCTTCGAGGAGGCCGTTCCAGTCCTTGTCTTCGTAGCGTTGGCGGAGCCAGCGGTCTTGGGCGTTTTGGGTGAGCTGGTGCTCGACGGACTGTTCGATCGGGCGCATGTCAGTTGGGGCGGATTTTCAGGTACCAGCCCGAGTCAGGGCCGTCGACGAGCCAGCGTTTTAGCCAGTTGGCGCGGGAATAGGCGATGCTGGCGCCGCCCTTGTTGTTGCTGTAACCGCCGGCCACGATGTCCGCTTGGCCGTTGGGGTCGTTGTGGATGAAGTGGGTTGGCGTGAAGCCGGTGATGACGCTCCAGTGGCCGCCGCCGGTGGGCTGGGAGGCGGAACCTTTGTGGAGCCAACCGACGGGGGTAGGGAAACCGGCGCGGATTTCGTTTTCCAGGTCCTCGACGGTGCCTTCCATCTCAAAGGTGGCGCGGAGGCCGAGGGCTTTCAGTGCCAGGATTTGGGCTTTGGGGTCGGTGGTGTCGCCGAATTGGCGGCGGATTCGGTTGTATTCGTGGTCGCCGCTGATCTTGCCCCAGTAGCGAGCAACCATCGCGCAACTGGAACTGAAGCACTCGCGGTAGCCGGTGGGGCCGTTGTCTAGCTGGTACTCATACGGGACTTTTAGGCTGATGCTGGTGGCATCGTCGTTGCGCTGGTGCTCGTTGGGGTTGGCCTGTTTGCCGGAGACGCTCCAGGTTTTGAACCAGCTCTGGTTGCGGCCGAGGAGATGGGGATTCGCCTTGTTGATCGCAAATTCCAGCTCAGTGATGGCCGCCATTTGATGTGGCAGCCCCTTGTAGTAGCGGAATAGATCAATTAGGCGGATCGGGTTGCTCACGGCTCCAGGGGGCGTGGATTGATAGAGCGCCGCCTAGTAAACGGCTCTCTCCAGTCTGAAGGGTGTCGTCGATGGGGTGATCCACCACGACTGGTGGCGGGATATTGGAGGGCTGGGTGGCGTGCCAGGTGGTTTCGGCTTCGTCGATGCGGGTGGAGGTAAACGCTTCGTTTTTTCGCCGTTCGGCGTACTGCCCGATACGTTTATTCCACCCGACACTGTCGAAGGCGATCAGAGCTTTTTTGCTTTCAGCAGTTGCAGAACCTGGAACACCAGTTGCACGATGCTGTTGCTCTTTAAGGGGCTCAGGGCGATCAGCTCGGAAGCTGCAGCGACTACGATCCAGAAGACTGGGTGATTGATGAAGTCCATAGAAGCAGAGAAGTGCTTTGTGTAAGTCTAGAGCGTTTGGTAAGCCGTGTCACGTGCCGGGTGTGCAGTAATCGCTACATTTCATTTAACCGTGTGCCTGCATGGACAATCACATAGATGGCACGGAATTTTTCAATAAGCGGGAAGCAAAAGCCCGTTTTAGGGAACACATTTTGAATTTTTGGGGAAATAAGTGCGCGTATTGCCGAGAACCACTCGGGCGATCAGGCACACTTGACCATATACGCCCCAAGTCGAAGGGCGGGAAGACGAGGCGCTCCAACCTGGTGGCGTGCTGTTACAGCTGCAACATGAGGAAGGGGTCGGTGGAGGATTGGCTCGACTGGTTCAGGATGCAGGAGTTCTGGGAGCCACATCTGGAAGATGCGATCAAACTTTGGATCAGTAAATGAACTTGTTCCAGCCGGCGTTTTCGGCGTACATATAGGCGATGTACTCGTCTTCGGCGTAACGGCAAATACTGCCTTTGCACATGCGGTAATACATGTGGCCGAACTCGTTTTCGAGTTGCTCGATGATGAAGCCTTGGCCGAGGTCGATGGTGTTGACGACGTTGGAAGACACCGTTCTAGGCTCAAATTTTTGCTTCCAGCTTAGTTACGCGCTGCTCCAGGCCATTGAGGCGGTTGAACATTTCGCGGCGGTCAGCTTTGATGTCGACGTGGAGTTCTTCCAATTTTTCGGCGATATTTTCGACGGCGACTGTGAGACGAGTGACCGTTTCTCTATTGGCGTTGTTGCCTTTTATTCCGCCGCCAACTCCCATGGCGGCGATAGTTACGCCTGAGCCAACCAAGGCTGCAAAAATTTCAACCACGGCCGGCCGGAAGCTACTTCTTTATTGTAGCTACCTGCCCTGGCCGCGATACCGCTTTTTGCGGCCGTTGCGGCTGGACGCTCCAAGGTGGGTGTGGAGTGAACGGCCTTGGCGGGTCTTTTTGGGAGGACCGGGCTGGTGCTCGATCGCCTTGACGCCTTGCTTGGATTTGACGGCCACCTGTAAGAAGTTAAGGGCGTTTTACTAATGTATCGGCGATTATGGCAGCGGCACGCTTCCTTCCTTGTCTTCGTCAGGGCATGGATCAACGTAGCCGCAGCGTCCCCAGTAGCCGCGCCAGCAGGTGTCCGTGTTGACCCAGCGAAAATTGCCGATCTTGCCGGCGTGGCTGCAGACGTAGATGAAGGGAAGCTCAGACATTGCTGTCGTCGCAGGGGATACTTGCAAATGGATGGCCTGAGCGTGATGCGCCTCAGGGACGCAACAGGGGCTCAGGCTCTACGCAACCATCGTAGTGGCTGGAACTAATCAAGACCAAGAGCTGCTTTGATCTCGTCAGGACTGGCAGCCGCGTCAATATGCGCCCTAGCGCGGTTTTTGACTTGACCGGCATTAGAGCACCGCCTCAATCGCCTCACGGCTGTCAAATCCCCAAGCTGCTGCTGCCCCAGCGTTCCATTCCTGCCGCAGCACCGGGACCACATAACCTTCGTCACCGGGCTGCAACTGACGGTCGTAGCCCTCGGGATACTCCGCATCATCAAAGATGGTGTAATCGTTCAGCAGGTTCTGTAAGAACGCAATGCGCTCAGGGCTAGCTTCTGTTGCCGCAAGATCGGTAGCAGTGTTGATAAATGTCATGGTGACTATCCGCAGATAAGGTGCCCGGCAGCAAAACGCGCCGACATGGCGCTGCCAAATTCCGAGGGAACGGCGATCCAGTTGGCGAACCGAGACCCGGAATCAGCTCCGTTGTTCCAGGCGCCACCCAGAAGGACGGCGCGAGGGGCGTCGGCAAATTCCGTGCCTCGACCACCTGTGTTGGAGTTGCTGCCGCTGGTCCAGATACCAACGCGCTCAATGCCCCAGATCATTAGCGTCCCTGTGGCCTGTGCCAAACCCCATTTGCTTTGCCGCTCCCAGATCACCGTGCCGGGATCAGAGCCACGGCTGCCGGCTTCAGGCGCACCAAATGCGGCGGCTTGGAACTCCCAGCTGAACATCAGCCGCTTGCCAAAGCTGTGTGCCACTTCAAAGAAGTTATACCAGCTACCAGGATGGTTGCCGCTGGTCAGGGTGTAAGCCGTACTGCCATTGCCGCCGTAGAAGCTAGGGATTAAAGGTGGGCTGTTGTTATCAGCGATAGTGAGGCCAATCTTGCTGGATTGAACGGCACTGAAAGTCGTGCCTGCGAAGCTGGTGGAGCCGCATAGGTAAAGGTCGCACCAGAACCGACCATCAATGTTTGCCATCCCACGAGGGTCAGGACACTCAGGTCGCCAGGTCAAATCCCAGATGCTGTACTCCAAAATCTCAGCACTAGCAGTTGGGCTGCCGCTATTCACTGCTGTAGGGCGACCGCTGGGGATGTAGTGATAGCCGGCAACGATTGAGCCACCCGTAGCTCCTGCTGGTGCCGTAGTGAAACTCGCGTCACTAACTAATGCCCCACTGGTCGGGTGCTGCCAGATAGCCATATCCGTGTTATTGGTATGCGTGCCCATCGTCACAGCCGTGGCGGAACCGTAATGGAAACCGTTGAGTGAGCAGTCGGCAACCACGCTAAGTGTGGTAGCAGTTGTTTTCGTAAATAACGGACCACGATGAAGCGCTGGGCGGCGATTGAAGCCCTTAATGATGTTGACGCCACCACCACTGCTGGACTCGATGGAGTTAACTTTGAGCGTGCTCATGATTCAACCTCCGTGGGGTAGGGAAAGCGAGCACGAATGTCAGCGACAGTAGACTGCCACTCTTCGATGGTTGCCTCGCCGCGCTGCGCTTTGAAGAACAGCGGGTCGGCTTCACTGGCGTAGGCGGCGGCTCGTGCGGCCTGTGCTTTCTTGCGGGGCTGATCAGCGATGAGGCGATCCAGCTCGGCTTGAATCTCGGCTTCGGTGGGCTGAGGGATGTCGGGGCTAAGCCACTCCAGCTCATCGCCACGAAGCACCCACTCAGCGCCGGGGCGGAGGGATTGCAGAGCGTTAATCTTAGTGAGCGTCATGCTGCTACCTCCAAAAGAGTAACGCTTGACGTTGCATTTGGGAGATTAACAGTAAACGAACCAGAGCTGGCCGTGACGTAAGGTCTGCACTGTGTCTTGTAGGTTACCGATGATGTTGTTGCCGGAGAATCAAGAAATGATAAAGCAAATCTTCCGTATAGAGCTAAGGTTGTTGTTCCACTTCCACTTACAGCAAGCCCAAGCTCGTAAGGACCATTACCATCCGCCACTGGTGTTGAAATCACCGTTGCATCTCTTAACAAGCGGATGCCACCATAGACTGCAGTGGTGAGGGCAATAGCGGCCCATGTTTGATTTATAATTACAAAAATCTTGCTGCTGGAACTTGACGGTGTAATTGAAGCCGTCAATCCAGTATCCGTGTAATTAGTTGTTGATACTGTTACCTGCGTCGAATACGTCGCATTGACCACCTGCAGCACATTGCCCGCCCGGTTGAGGCGGTCCAGCGTGCCACCCGTGCCAGGCAGCGTGAAGGTCTGATCGCCCGCATTATCAGGAGTGGCAATCTGTGAGTAACCAGAAACGTTTCCAAGTAAAGTAAGAGTACTCATGTCATTGCCTCCATAAGACTCTTGAGTTTCTCAACTGTCTTTGCATTATTGATATCTTGTTGCATCTTTGTGTATTTATCACGAATGAGTTGTCTCTCTGCTTCAACTTGAGTTAAATTATTGCCAGGAATCTGTTTCATAATGACTTCATCAAAAGGTACAAACTCTTCTGCTCTCCGATTTCTACGAATATCATGAGCGATTTCTTTTGCTTTACTTAAATTGATTTGTATCATTGTCATTCTCCGTAACCATCTGGATTAGTAAAGTCTGCTTCCCAAGCAGCACGAAATGTTCTATCACTTGGAATTTCAGAAACATCTACGATTTTATAAGGAACTCCAGAGGGAACATCTTTTTTTGCAGTTTCTTCCGTTGACAATTCACCTGTTGGAATTACAATAGCAATACCACCTTCTGAGTTTGGATATACAATTCGTTGATTCATGGTTTTATAATTTTTGAGTATTTATGGAAGATGACGCCGCCTTCGTTGTTGGTGTAGATAATTTTCATGGGGTTACCTCAGCGGAAGATGGCGACGTTGGCGTTCAAAGTGTCAGCAAGTGCAGAAATCGAGCTAGTTTCAAACCTTACAGAACTTGTTCCTGGTGTGGCATTTCTACTTAAAGTGCTGATAGCCCCGCCATTAGTCGTGGTCGTTCCTTGTACTGAAGAAGTAAGACATACTGAGTAATTTGCATCCGCCAACGCAGTTGTAAAGGTCACCGTATAGTCGCCCGTTCCGTGATCCGTAATGCTGCTGACGTTGTAGCTGGCGCGGATTGCCACGGCGCCGGTGCCGTTGAAGTTGACCCAAGCCTTACAGAGTTGCCCCTGTTCTGTAGTACCAATTTTTGCAAATGTAACCGCGTTTGCTGCTAAACTATCAGTATCAATGACTCCATCTGGAAGTCCTCCAGTAGTAATACCAGTGACTGTTCCGTCTCCATTAAAAACAATAGGCATTTATCTTCTCCTTAAATAATCGTCCAGTTGGAACCAGAAGGAACCGTAACAGTAACTCCAGCTCCAATTGTAACTGGGCCTACTGTGAGGGCATTGTATCCTGAACTGATTGAGAAATCAGTTGAGATGGTTTGAGTCATCTGAAGAAATGGTGTTAAACCTAATCTCAAATCATTATTCAGTGACAGTTGTTCAGCAGTTGTAATACCACCCAACACTTGTCCATGAGTGTTGAAATTGATGGTTCCAAGTCCTACTGAACCTTTTATATCTGTAACTCTAATTTCTGATGGCTTGATTTATAATCCTCTGCGGTATTTATAATTTCTTTGATAATTGTTGATCATGGGAGTCATTAGAGAAGGGGACTCGTCTAGTTGGCGCGTGCAAACTCACCGTGCAATTCCTTTCGGAGTTTGGCTACGGCAGCGGCTGCGTCTTCCTTGTGATCAAAGTAGCCAGCAGGATACACCTTGTAATTTAGGGTGACACAGCCATACCACTTGTCCTTTTTCCGCATCACGCCCTTGATGCCCGACTTGTTATCGGAACGTTGGCGGCGGTTCATGCAGTTCTGGGAATGGGTAGCTGCCCGCAGGTTTTCGATGCGGTTGTCCAGTTGATCGCCATTGATGTGATCAACAAACTGCGCTGGCTTGTTGCCGTGCATCACCCAAATCAAACGATGAACGGCGTAGAGCTTGTAGTTGATTTTGATGCGACGGTATCCATCACGATTGACGGCTCCGGCGACCATCCCAATGCGGCGACCATTGCCGCCGACTTTCCAGAGCAGCTCGCCATCCCTGTACTCAAAAAGTTCGTGCAGCAGATCTGCGGGGAGTTCGTTGGTCTTCATAATCAGCACGCCATCAGCACACAAGGCACGCAGTAGCTGCCGTCCTCGTAGGTGCAGCTCACATTGGTGCTGGTGACCTTGGCGATGGTCTTGCTGCGGATGATGTCGTCTTCCTGGGGTTTGGCGGTGCCATCACCAGCGGACATCAGCAGATCGCCGCGCTCGACGGTGACGCCTTGGGCAATGCGGATGATGAAGTCACCCGTCATCGCGCAGTAGAAGTCGTTGGTGTAGGTGTCGTCATCGTCGTCCCAGGCTTGGAACACGCCAGACACATTCTTGTCACCTTCAACATCGCTCACTTTCATCCGGTTGAGTTGTTCGTTTTCTTCGTCGCCCCATTCGCACATCTCGTCGATGTTGGAGAGGACGGAGCCGCGAAGAATTTCAGTGCGTTCAGCGCCAGAAGGAAGTTGAGACCAGCGACTTAGGTGAGCACCGTTGTAGGAGACGGTGCTGCCGGAGACGGAGATAGAACCTTCATTTATTCCAGCTTGATAAAATAGTACCAATATGCCGTCATCTGTATTTCTATTTACAAAAAGCGGAGGGTTTGACGAACGTGAAAATATGGCCCAACCAGTAGCACCTATTGAAGCA